GAGCCACGCGGCTGGTGGTGAGGAATGCGGGCGTTCCGTTGGGCGCTCCAGCTGTGAGCATCTGGGTCTGCCGCAGGAGGGTAAAGAGGTTCTGGAAGATGGTCTCGGTTGCCGTCATGCCGCCAGCACCCCCGCCACAGTTTCAGTAATTGCCGCCCTCACCTCGTCCTGCATTTCCACAAGGCTTGAACGCAGGTAGCTTTGCTCTTTGGCTGGGGGATGATGGACGTGGCGCGCGAAAACCTCAGCACTCGCCCCGCCTTCGGCCTCAGCCACGCCAAGCTCAAATCCTTCTTCACCGCCACCCCCGCCGACGAAGAAATGCAGGGACTTGGCGCGCACCGGGAAGATGTCGTACCACTTCTCGCCGCCAAATTCACGGACATACGCCACTATGTAGCTCGGCTGGCCGTTGTTGTCAATCCCCACGCTGGTTGAGCAAACCCCGTCGACAAAGGCCGCCGCCTGCTGCTCAATCGAGTCGAAGATCCCCTGCCCGATGGCCGTGCGGATGACTGGCGCGATCTTCGACTGAGCCAATTCTTTCAACTGCGTGCCCAGCGTGCCCACCGTTTCAAGCAGCGCCGCTTCGAGCAGATCGCCCTTCGCGGCAAGCTCTTCGGCCACGACGTCCGAGTTGATGACGTAGTTGAGGATCATGGCAGGAAGCGCATTTTGTAGCGCTCGATCGTCATGGCCGTGCCGATCTCAACCTCGAGGCGGCTGTAACTGGTGGTGCCCACGCCGGGCTGCACTTGGCTTTGCTGGCCGATCCAGGACCGCTTGCGGTACATCTCGGCCACCAGCCTGCCGCATGCCTCCTGCAGATCGAAGGGCGGAGCCCCGTAGCTGTAGCTGATCAGAACTGCCGCAGATGCCTGGGCGGCGTTGAAGGTGTAAACACCCGCTGGGAGCACTCCGGGCTGTGGCGGCTGGTACTGCATTGCCCCCGGCGCACCGGCCACAGAAGCGAGCGGTGTGCCATCGGCAAGGGTAACGCCCTGATCGGCATAAAAGGTGCTGCCAAACGTGACAGCCTTGGTGTAGGGGCCGGTGCCCGGAACCGTCTGGGGCTCGTTGGGCTGGTCGATGGTGTATCCGGCTGTATATTGAACCGCGACATTCTGCTGTCCTTGCGCGAACCTGTATGGGGCTTGTCCCAGCGGTGGGGCGTTGCCGTAGCTTCCCCAGCCACCCGGCCTTACCGCCCAGCGATCATCGAAGGCGTTTGACCCACCGCTCCCCCCCACGATGCAGATGGCGCAGATCGATCCCTCGGTGTCGATGGCATAGCCGCTCTGGATGTAGTCCGGGCTCGCGGGGATGGCAATTCCACCGACCTGCACGCCCTGGATTGAAAGGATGGGATAGTTCCGAACCGGCAGCGTGGTGCTCCCATTGCCGTTATAGCGCTCGCTGTACGCGCGCACGCCGGAAAGGAAGCCGCGGCTGGTGCGGGTAAGGATGTTCTGCGAGTAGGCGGTGATTTCTGTCTGGATCAGCGCCGCATCCACGCTCTCAACCTGGCCGAGGATGTCATTGACGGCCGCTACCGTGGTCAGATCGATGACGTTGGTCATGCGGCCATTCTACCCCGCGCTGTGGAGAGTGCCAGGGGGCCTCCCAGCCCCCCAGCTTGGATCAGCGCCGCCGCCGGTCGGTCGGCGCGTTTCCAGTCGTTAGAACGGGTTGGTGGCGCCGTATGCCCCGAGGCCGGTGAGCGCGAAGAGCAGGTTCGGCGTTTTGACGGCCAGAACTTCCTCGGAGAACACACCGAACGGGTACTTGCGGCTGGTCTGCGCGAACTCGATGCCGTAGGTGTCGCGCCGGACAAACACGCCGCGCGTTTCACCGAGCCGCGAGTTCGAGTACGTCTCCTGCAGCCGGTTCACGTCAAAGAGCACCGTGCCCGCGGGCAGATACGGATGCTGCTTGACGTCGATAAACATGCCGCCAGGAAGACCGAAGACGTTGTGATAGCGCGCAACCAGTGTGTTCATGCTGAGGCCGCTGCCATCGGCTGTCGGTCCACCATCGGGGAAGAAGTAGACGCTCGCCGCGCCGGTCGTTGCCCCCACCAACATTGCGCTACGGAACGGGCCAACCTGATCCGTCGAGAGGTAGATCGTGGTTGGGCCGGTCAGTGCCGCCTGCTGGATGGCGAACAGGATGCCGTCGAACTCCTTGACGGTGCCGGGCATGCCGTTGTTGGTGAGGCCCGCGCCGTGGTTGTTCCAGAGGTTCGAGGTGACGGCGGTGCCGAAGCTGTTGATGTTCACCACTGGGGTCGGAAGCCCGGTGCTGTAGGCCGTGTTCGAGGTGATCGTCAGCAGCCCGTCCATATCGAGCGCGTTGGTGCTGAGATCGCTGGCAAAGCCCGCATAACCGCCCGAGCCCGCGTAGGCTGCCGTCTGGGTGCCCTGGGTTTGGCCGTTGTAGACGAACCACGACTGCCCGACAGTGATACCGGAGAGAAGAGCAGCGGCCGGGTTTGCCGTGACTCCGCTCGAGGCGCTGACCTGAATGAACCACGCATATCCCCACGCGCCCGCCTGTGGAACGGCATGGAAGAGCACGGTCGGCGCTGAGACGGCGACGGTCGGGCCAAACTTGGCCGAAGGCGCCGAGACGATGGCCGTGCCACCGTTGATGACGTCGGTCGATCCATCGGCGTTCGAGCGCAGGAACTGAGTCGTGATGCCGGCCTGCACGGTGTTGTTCGGATTGATTGCAGCCCGGTAGTTCAGGGCCACCGCATAGCCGAAGCCGTAGGAGCCGGTCGGAAGATTCGACTGGTTTGCCGGGCCGTTCAGCGTGCTCAGGGCAGCCGTTGGGGTGTTTGTGGTGCTGATCTGCAAGGCCCCATTCGAGGCCGTGGTTCCGGCGCCGCCCAGGTAGCTCCGCTCCTGCTGGCGGATGAAGCGCAACAGCTGCCACATCTTGCCATCGCCCAGCGCGTCCTCGTAACCCTCCGAGGCCGAGATCGACTCGTAGGTAACAAAGTCGTCGGTGCCGAGGGTCACATAGGGCGAGGAGAAATTGAGACTGGAGAACTGGCCGTTCGAGTTGGTGTTGCCCTCGGAGACGCCGGGGAACTGCTGCGCGGCGTCAATCGCCACGACAGCCTTCCACTGCGGCTGCACGCCGTAGCCGGCGTTCACCTTGTCCCAGCGCGGGGTCGAATTGCGGATGTGCGCGAAGATCGGGTCCAGCATGTAAGCCGGCGCCCGCAGATCGATGAAGTTCAGCCCCAGGCCGGTGGTGATGCCGGTGGTGGTCGACTCCTTGGCCAGGGACTTGCCGTGCTTCCGCACCTGATCGCGCCAGCTGTCGGCGCCGAACTTGGCCACGTAGTCCTCTACGCGCCGCATATCCGTCTTGGCCATCAGGGCCTGAAACTGCGCCTGGGTAATGCCGTTGTGGCCGTCAACCGCCTGCGAAGGGTGCATGGGTGTTCTCCTCTACCGGCGGTGTCGAATTGTGTGCTGCGCGCTGGGAGGCGCGGTGCTCCAAAACCTTACTTGGCGATCATCTCCGCCAGTGCGGCATCGGCCTCAAGCGCCTTGCCGACTGCGGCAGCGCCTGTCGCGGGCATCTGCAAGACATTTGCCTGGGTCGTCGCGAGCTTGGCCTTCAGCGCCTCAACCTCGGCGGTGAGCGGTGCCAGAGCGGCTGTTACCGCCTTGGTGATCGCCGCGGCGTTCGTGTCCTCAACTGCCGGCACCAGAGCTGCTGCCTTTTCAGGCTCCTCGCCCTCGCCCATGTCTTTCGCGGCCTTCATGCACTTCTCGCAGTGATCCATCATGGCCTGGTGGGCCTTCACGATGGGGTGATCCTCGGCCAGCGTGCCGGACATCTTTTCGTGGAGCGCCTTGTGCATCTCCATGTGCTTTTCGAGGTGATCCTGCATCGTTTTCGCGGCCTTCTTGAAGCCTGCCACATCGGTGAGTTTCATGCCCTTTTCTCCTCTGCCGCCGTTTCCGGCCAGCTCGTCCGCTTCCTCGATCGCCATGGCCTTGAACTCAGCCAGTAGCATCAGCCACGCCTCGCGCATTCCCTTGGGAACCTTGCTGCCATCGTCCTCGACGTCGCGCTCAAACTCTGTTTGCTGGCACAGCCAATTCAGGCTTTCCAGCAGATCGGCCAACCAGCCGACTTCATACATGCCCTTTTGCAGGCTGATCTTAGCACAGGCCCTGCTGATGGCCGCCTTATCGGCTTCCGATGCCTCGATGCCATGCTCCTTGGCCGCGGCCAGTATTTTCTTCTTTGCCTTGGCCTTTTCATCCGCCGTCATGCCCTCGGTCTGCTCAAAGCGCGCCAAAGCATTCCTGATATGCGACTTCGTTTTCTCATCGTCGCCGGGGAACTTAATCGGCAACTTCCAGGTGCTCGTGTCCTCGGGATCTCCGACGTGAGCGAAGCAAGTGGCGGTCAGAGAAACGCCATCCACGGTCTTTGTTTTGGCGTCCTTCAGCATCTGCCTGAGTTCGGCGATCTCGCGCTCGGCCTTGATCAGCCGTGCCTCATCGGCCGGAGTGATCTGCAGAGCCACGTCCTCGACCGTGCCTGCGGCCTTTGTGAGTTGCACGGTGCGGCCTTTCATCGACTCGACCAGCGCCGCTGGAAGGCAGGGACTGTCGACCCCTGAAACCTCGGCCGGATCGGCCACGTACCGCATGCAGCCCTTGTGCACCGGATCGGGCACGCGGTCGCCAACGTAACTGCCCCCCTGGCTGAAGCCGATCAGCACGCCCTTCTTAAACTTCGTGATCGCAACAGGGTCGACGACGTTGAAGCCCATGCGGATCGTCTTGGCAGCGTCGTCAAAGTCGATGGTCCGGCCCGCGCCAATGGCTTTGAGCTGGTGCATCTCGCGCATCGGCATGATGCTCGGTTCCATGCCCTCGACCGCGCTGGTCAGCTTGAACATGGCCGCGACCTTGGCCTGGTAGAGAGGCTTCGTCCCGACGTAATCGCAGACCTCATGCTCGAGATCCGGCTGCTCGGCAGTGACCAGCCCGTAGACGTTCAGCGAGCCGTCCGCCTGCTCCTCCATCTTCGCCAGTGGAACGAACTTATTAAACCTCATCCTGTCACCCATCCACCAGCAAGTCCTGTACAGAGAACGCGCGCAACGACTGCGCCGCCGCTCACATACGCGCCCAGATATGTCGGGATTTTCGCATCGCTGACGATCGCAGTAGCCCCAAGCAGGGCGTCGCTCGCCGCTGGGAGAGGCGTGCCGGCTGCGCTGTAAATAACCGCAGGCGCTACGGGAACCCCGGCCACCGCCGTGGCGACGCCAGCCGTCACTACGATGGTCGATCCGTCGCCTTGTAGCGCGCCGGGTGCTGCATCCGTGCCAAGCGGAAGATCGGCAGGGACCAGGGCGCGAAACGCGGGCTGCGCTGCGCCA